GGTCGAGGACAAAGTGGTCCAATTATTCCTGGTATCGATTTGACCGTATCTAAATGGGCGGAATCTGGAGAAGGATTTAGATTAATCGATATAATAAACTCACGACAATACATATATGGTAATACATATGGAAGTGAAAACTTTCACGTAACCTACAATTAAAATAAAAATCTGAAAATGACAAATAATTCATATGTGTCATTTTCACTATCAACTATCATTGATTAAGGTGCGCGCTGACAGGCATCTAGGTTAGGAAACACATCGCCTGACATGCATTTCATTGATTCTGATACAGATATACAACTCCTATGCCCTTGATCTTCTCCGATATAACAATACCCAGGACCAGATGATTTCACATCAGCAGAAACTGGTTCTGGATTAGACTGAGACGATTGTGTCTGGACATTCGCACTATTAAGAGCAGTTTGCATATTGTTTTCTGTATCAGGGGCTTCGGGGCGCACCGACCCCGCATTCGCAGCCGATGTCGCATCGATTTTCTTTTTATTTTGAGATGAAACCACTGCACCTTTATTTCCAGATATAACCTCGTGCGGGACGGATGCTCCCGCCTTGACAGTATCTCCTGCAACATCAATTGCGCCCTTAGTTCCCGTCGTAGTGTTATCTGTAAACTTATTAACAAACCACGAGAAGTTACCTGTCACTTTTTCAATAAACGGCATTACACCTCCTGCTACAATCTCTGTTCCATCTCCTAAATAAGTGAAAATATTGAACCCTACTATAGCAAGTGCTATTATTACAACTATACCAATGAAAATAGGAGAACGTAAGAACGATTCTTCTTCAGGAAGACCGGTTGAAGACATATCAAAAGACGATGTTAGTGGAATATCAATCGACGACGCTGTAGATGCAGGTGCAACAAAAGGTGTTGTCGTACTAATACTAGTATCCATGGTCTATTATATACTTCGCATATAAAATATATTATCATCTTGAGCGAACTTATTAGGGTATTCGCGTTGTTCCATGTTTATTCTCAAAGAGAGATATCGTACGCATTTTATCCTCAGAACTAACTATTGCAGTTGTTGGCGGAGAAGAAGGTTCTGTTGAAGATATATCCATGTCAACAGATATGTTGCGTACCTGTGCAAAAATCGTATCGATTTGTGCCAATGAACATTCAATATGACTCTTGTTACGAACCATAGGTATTTTTTCTATACTCTTTACCGGACACATGGTAAGGATTGCAACTGCAAAATAGATGATAGATTTTCGACGCGTATTGTGTACCTCAGTGTATCGTAATGCAAACATGCGGAAGAGAGAGTCGATAATTTTGGTCAATACTACATTTTTTCTCTCGGCTGTCTCGTGTTGAATGGCTTCCCATATAAGCCATACAATATTACGCTGATGTTTTATATCGACACATTCATGCGTGCGCTGCTGAATAAGACAGGGCTGTTTTCTCTTTTTACAGAGTTTGGCATAATCGAACAACCATTCTACCCAGTAGTTCGCACGCATGGTGCTTGCAATATCACTTGATAAACAAAACTGTAGTTCGTTTATAGTAACTAACAATTCTCTAGGATCTTCGGTTTGGATGATCTTCTCAGCGCGTGTAAAATCAGGTGCCACTAGATTTTTTTTAAGAACAATTAAATCAAAATCTTCATCAGGAACGCTTGCATATTGTATAATAAACTTCTTCTCTGAAAAGCATAATATAATAATGAGTTCACAAAACATATTACGAAACGCGAGGTCGTTTCGAAAGTTTAATTGTGCTTGTGCGCTAGGAGCATTGTTCATATTCTCCTTAAATCTTGTGAGTTTGTTCTCAATATAAATGGATAATTTTGGGTTAGCAACGTGTACATGTTTGCAGTAAAACAAAAAGATAGTTTCCCATAATTCAGCATAGTGTCCAGAGCATATCAGTTCAGCCGTCCAGTAACATGCGTCCTCTACTTTAGCAGTGTTCAACATTTCTAGTAGTTTCTTCATCGCCTGTACTGTTTTATACCCCGAAAACGTTATTTTGGTGAATGCTCCTATAGGTCGTGAGTCGTCAATATAACATACCGAAGACAATGATGTAGACGATACAGTTGACATACAATGTAGAATAATTAAGTTTATGTACATCTTGGTCAAAAAAAATAGCAGTACAATACATATTATAGAACTATATCAAGAATGGCGTCTACAACAAAACAATTACACACATGGTATCAAGGTATTCATAACATGAGCACATGGGGTAAAGTATTCATTATATTAGGATTGTCACTCCTTCTAGTTCGGTTATACCGCCGCCGCGCGGCGGCGCAGACAATTAATGAAGGATTTACTGGTTCTCCTAAAATTGTAGAGGGTCCGCAGATTTATGACGACTTCTATGCAGATGTCTACGATGATCTTACGTATTTTCAGAAAAAAAATGAGTTTGAGATGGGGGCAATTAACAAGAACGCTGCTATTGGAAAGGAGAGTGTCGTATTAGATATTGGGTCGGGAACAGGACATCATGTAGCGCAACTAAAAGAGATTGGGGCTGGAAACGCCATGGGAATCGACCGTTCACAATCAATGATCAACGTTGCGCAAAAAAAATATCCAGATAACAAATACGTTCTGGGCGATGCTATGCAACGGTCAGCGTTTAGACAAAATACATTTAGTCACATCACTATGTTCTATTTTACTGTATACTACTTCCAGGACAAGGCGTCTCTCTTTGCAAACTGTTTAGCATGGCTAAAACCTGGAGGTTCAATGGTTGTACATCTGGTAGATAGAGAGATGTTTGACCCTATCCTTCCTCCAGCAAACCCTATCGTTATGGTGTCCCCACAGAGATATGCTAAGACGCGAATTACGACAAGTAAGGTAACATTTAACAACTTCAAGTATGATGCCAACTTCGAATTATCCGAAGATAAAGACAATGCATCTTTTGTAGAAAAATTCACAGATAAATCAAATGGGAAGATGTTTAGAAAGAACAAGCACGATATGTTCATGGAGGATGCGGATGCGATCGAGGCCGCTGCGCTCCGTTCGGGATTTATCATCAAAACCAAAATAGACATGGTTAAGGCGGAATACGAATACCAATATTTATATGTATTTCAAAAGCCTGAATAAATTATTCGACGCTCGCGTAATATTTTGTGTACCTAATGTATAATAATGCATCCCGGAGAGACAAAAGAGCCTGAACCATTCACCCCAGGAGGAAGCCAATACGCCGCTGTTGGTGGCCGTCGTCGCCGCACTAAAGGCCGCAAGAGCCACAAGGCCAAGAAGAGCCACAAGGCCAAGAAGAGCCGCAAAGGTCGCAAGGGCAAGAAGAGCCGTAGAACCCGCAAGGGAGGTCGCCACCACCATTAAGTCACTGACTTTAGCAAAACCTCTTTTAACTATATAACTAACAATCGAGCGCTTTGACCTTCACTAGGTCGCGTATATCGGTTCATGCATGCATTTCACATATCGTGAAATGCATACAATCCATATTAAACACGTTAGATTCCGTTCGACATTTGTCTCTCTGCAGTACAGTTACTACTAATCATTTAGTCGATGAATTGGGATCATTTCACTCCCTACATGGAATATAGTGTCTATATAATCCCTGTCGTCACAATATTGCTTGTTCTCTCTTGGATCGTTATTAAAGTTCGATATAAGTTCTGGGCGACACAACCTGTATTCCACATATATGACCTTATATACTATATATCGCCACCAGGTATCATACGGAAATCCATTCCAGAGAAAAATAAGTTTTTTCACCCTGATGTACGCTTTAGGATAATTGATGGAACTAGCACCGAATCCGCCTTCTGTACATTCATCCGTCGATGCTACATGCGCAACGGTGCAAACAAATACGTTCCAAATACATCTAATATCATGCCGTATTTTGGAGGACATTCACAGAAGTGTCATCTTACTGTTCTAGAAAATACAGAGAATCTAGTAATTACTAAAACCAGTCGCATCGTACAACGACCCACTGTAATTGCATGTATGACTACCAGACCTATGATATGCGAACTCGAAGATCCTCGTGGCGAACGTGAAGGATTTATATGCAATTATGTTGACTATCTATGCGTAGACGAGACAAAACGTGGTGCAGGGCTCGCCTCGCAGATGATATATACGCATGAGTACCACCTCCAGCGTGTTCCAAGCATGCCAACCGTTTCAGTCTTTAAGCGTGAAGGCGCATTGATGGGTATCATACCTATTTGTGCCTACGAAATGGAGGGTTTCGATATGCACACTTGGCGACCCATGCAACCATTGCCTGCGAATGTGGGTAAAGTAGTACAATGTACGCCTGCGACATTGCATATGTTAACGGATTTTATGCGCTGCCGCGTAAAATCCGACTTCGGGATGTATCTAGGAGTTAGTGATGGCAACCTTGCAGAGATCATACGCACTCAAAATGTGTACATATACATTTACGTGGACACGCGCGGAGCAATCGCGAGCGCATACTTCTTTCGACATACATGCACTTGGTTCAGTGAGGGGAAACACGTACTTGCATGTTTCGCTTCTGTGCGCGGCGAGACTGATGAAGTTAGGTTCGCACACGCATTCAAATGTGCTGTCACTCACATCATGAGCACCAATGGAAAGCGTTATGGATACTCTGTACTTTTAATGGAGAACATTGCAAATAATGATATGCTTATAACGAATCTTAAGCAGCGCACTGCAGTCAGTTTTCGTGAACCCGCTGCATACTTTTTCTACAATTTTGCCTACAGGTCATTTCCTGCAAATCGATGTCTGATTATTAATTAATATTCGTGCAAAAAGCACTGATATCATGTTGTATCGATACAATATGATAATATGTTCTATGGTGATGTCAATGGTATCGCTACATATTGATAGATGAAATGTTTTCTATCGCGTATACTTTCCCAGACGAGTGAAAGAATCCACAATGAAAATAACAAATACCCCGAGAAGGAAGTAGAGAATAATCTCCTCAGTAACATGCGATGTCTTATCATCTTGTTGTTCTTCTAGAAGGTGAATTACATGGTTCAGTTTGGCTAAAATAGGATCACTTGTTTGAACTCCAGAACCAACTCCTGCCGTTCCTTGCGCACCCATGGGACCAACAAGTTGGTCAGTTTCCACTCCCGCACCATACATCTGCGTATAATCAGGCATAAATTGTCGGTATTTGTCCATATCTGGGGTATTTTTCGAATAGGGTTGTGAAGAATGGCTGTCTCCATTATCCATAAGATATGTGCTGCCTAATGGGTCAGTATTTGGTTCTTCGCCTCCACGCATTGATACAGGTGGTTCAATAGGTTCAAACTCGCCTAATTCTTCGTCATTTGACGGAGACGACTCGTGAATATTCATTAGTACGTTATTAATATTGTCAGCAGAAATTTTAGCCGCAGGCTTCTCCCCACGATTTCTTACTGTACGATTATTACTATTCTTCCGACGTAATACATTGCCCCCCTTTAAAGGGACAGTCGGCTCATCGGCGTCAAATGGTGCTGCATTTATGGCTAAAGACATTCTCTTACTAAAAATCAAGATAATAAAATCGTCAGGCAACGGCGTTGCGCCCTATATTCACAACTCTCTCTTATTGAGCAGTGAATGCGGGCTGTTTTGCGCTCCCATTAGAAAGCGTCTTTGCCTTCTCCAACACCTTGAGAGCCGCCTGAAGTTCGTCTTCGGAAATAATTCCATCGTTATTCGTATCGATTGCTGTATTGATCATACGATACTTTTCAGGGACAATACAAAATCTACTGTCTTCATTGAAGAGATGTTCAGAGAGAACAGTAAATACCGCTGTCAAAATAATAGACGTATAGATGTCTCGCGTTCCCATCCATGCCATAGAAAATATGAAAAGTTGCTTACTCACGCCATATTTAAGATACTCTTGAGTAGAGTTGCTAAAATTAACACTTACCACTTTGGCGCCCAGATTCAGCATGATCATCACCATTCCCGCAAAATACTTACTGTTATTCAAACTACTTACATTTTCGTTGATAAACGATGTAGCAGTCGCCAGTTGTCTAGTAACCGTCCCCATACCAAGTTTGTTGCTCATTGATGCAGCACCACCTGAAATAGTTCCCATTGCGGCAAATGTTGCGGCATCATTCTCTTCTTGCTTTATTCCACCTTTCTTGTTTGTCTTTGGTGCCATTGTACTGTGTACTAAGGTACCAAAATAATGTATTTGCGTTCATTCATCATCACTGTCTTCGTTGTTCTTGGTTCCTAAACCTGCAAGACTTAATATACCAGACAACTGCTTAGATGTAAATCCATCTGTTCCTACTGCGGTACTCACTTGTCGCACCGCGCGGTTTTTGGCTGAACGAACAACCTTCTTTAGTTCTCCTAAACGGTCAAACCCTTCTATCGTGTTAGGAGCATGAACGATGACCATTGCCTGATTACCAACCATACCTGTCACAATAGCGAAAAGGGTGATGAGGAGTAGGAACACTGCGTTGTACATGTTTGTTCTTTCTTTTGCCATTCTATTGGTCTATTAATGTATAGTATGATAATATTTCTCTCTAGTAGTGATTTTTCAACTGGATGTAGAGTTGAGCGATCTAAGTGATCCAAATGATTCATCTGATGCATCTGATGCATCTAAGTCAAATGATGCAAACGAGTCGTCCAAGTTCGCCATTTCTAAATAATGAACTTCATTTGCAAGCGGTATTGCGCCTATATTGCCGACATGGAAGGGTTCATCTTGTGAAATAGATTCTCTATCTGTCACTCCCTCGTCATACGAATCGTCGCCAACCGCACCCGCTCGCTTGCGAGTTCGTGTATTCCGTTTTACTTTTTGTTTCTTTTTATTGGTTTTAGTTTTTTTAGATTGGTTGTGTTTACGTGGTTTTCTTTTAGATTTTTTGGAACGTGTTTTTCTTTTAGATTTCCCACCGCGAATATAGTTTGGAATATATTTTGTATAAGATTCGCGTTTATAATCTGCATCCAGACCTAACGGGAACATTCTCTCAATATCTTGTTCGGATATTTCACGACCCGTTATTGGGTTTGTAAGTATAGGAGGTCTAACGTTAGGATTCTCCATTCTATTGAGCAAATGCTGTTGTAATGCTGAACGGTCGAAACAAACAGATGCGTTTGCTTCAGAAGATCCGTCTGTATTTGGCATAGGTGGATGTGGCATAACCGCTGTTTTGTTGGTTAACTCATTCATCAAAATACCACATTCAGGTTTACCTGATTCTTGATTTTTTTCACATTTTGTGTTAAACTCGTCCACAGACATAATTGATTGCTTAACTGCATACCTTTTTAACGTTTCAACTATTTCATGAATTCTTTCTCTCTCTGTTTCACTTTCGATATTCTCGTCGATATTCTCGTATAGTTCCAATGCCTCATCGATAACATTACGTCTCACGTCATCATGAGTATAACCTAAGTTTATTTGACCTTCCCGTTCACTAAGTATAAAATTAATCATGCTAAGATCTTCGTTAAGAACTGCATACGATAATGCTGGAGGTCTGTGTGACGCATCGTTGATGTCCGCTTCCAGATTCAATAGTTCTCTCATCATATCAATATTACCCCATTCTGCTGTCTCACTTAATAATGTAGTACCCATATTAGACACCGCACAACCTCCTTCGACATTAAGATTGTTATTTGCGCTTAATAAGTGGTTCAGAATGATGGTATTGGAACCATTCATATGTCTTGCTACATACATAATAGCGGGAATGGTTTCTACAGGCATACCATAACGTGCGCCAGAATCGTCGTCGATTGTTATAGTAGCATGCGCACCTTCATCTAAAAGTTGTTTTACTCTAGATGGGTCTTTTGCCACAATTGCAGTTCCAAGAGCATCATTTAATGCAAGTTGTTCGTCTGTGATGTCAATGTCAATATTCTCCGTTGGACGTGAACAACTTGCTCCACTACCTCTTTGTCTTTTGGACCGCGTTTTTCTGGGTTTTCTTTTAGACTTATTGGATTTGTTTGCTCTCTTACGATGCGTTTGTTTACGCGCCATTACTATATATTAGTGTTAGATAAATAGTTATGAATACAACCTATCTAGGGTTGCTAAATGATATCCTCTCTACATTTATTCTTTACGTGCAGTGGGATAGTAGGGTTTTCCAGTGATCTCCGACCAACTACGACTCATGTCTTGTTTCGACGACTCGCATGCGTAACCCACCTTATCTGCAATACTAATACCATTATCTCCCGGTGCTACAATAAGATGCACGTCTAGTTTGAAACTCAGTGTTGAACTGTCGTCGTTCATGATGCGTAAAACGTGTTCACTCAGGACATTTGATGGGTCCATCGCAATTGCAGTGTTCATTATGGGAGTAACATTGTTCATCATAGGAACTGCTGTAGCGACGTTAGGAGGGTCTAAAGAGGATGAGGTGACATTATTCATCGCATCGCGTCCTGGTATGGGATTACTCGGCGCACCGCCTAATTGGCGCCGCTCTTTATATTGATGAACCATAGGTAAGTACATTGGATGTGACCATAAATTATTTGGTGCAAATACATATTCATATTTCTTTATAAACTTATCAAGAATAACACTACTATTCACATCTATAATATCACTACTATCAGTATCATTATAGTTGGCACTAGGAGTTGTCATGGATTCAATTAATGCATCTATAATAAGAAACTCAGTATAAAATAGCCGATATTCAATATAGTTTTTCATCATTGTTCGATCTACATATCTACCCTGCGACCCTCTAATCATATTGTAGTTTGAATACATTAACATAACCATGTAATTGGGAATCTGGGTTGGACCGCTATCAAATATCATGCTCTTAGGTATTATATCAAGAATAGCCGCTGGATTGGTATTTTCATGTGGAGCTTTAAAGTTCATTTTATTTAATTTGAAAATTACTACATGATTTGGATTGCCTCCACCTTTTATATATCGTCTACGTCTAGTTCCACCAGCAGACGATGCTTTTTTGGATGCAATACGACTACTACTACGAGTAGGCATAGCCATAACCCTATCTATATCACTAGGCTTAGCGCGTTTTCTGCGTGTTTTAGTACTAGTACTACTATCAGGTTTATTAGATTGTGTTTCTAGATCAGGACCAAACGCAAACAAACTATAGTGAACATCCTTTTGAAGAATAAATACAACCTTGTCTATATTGTCGTCGAGTTCTTCCTCTATACTAATCGGTTCCTCAATTTTAAAATACGTTCGTGTTGCACGCACTTTCCAATCACCATATATCATATCATCCCGTAGACCAGTTATATTTACATCATCAGGCTCTTTATCACGTTTTCCAATGATAATAGGCTTTATAGTAAATAATCTCTGAATCATATAGATTATAGTTGTTTGTGCGTAATAATGTGAACTCATTAATAGTTTATATGCGTCTTCCTCTGTTTTCGGATACGTAAGTTTCTTACCACCAACATATTCAAGAAATAATGTTTTCCCCACAGCATCCTGACGAATTACCTGAATATTTGTACCTGCATTGATTTCTGCATTCCATCCATCGTCTCCAAACAGGTGCTTTGTTCGGGTAGTCATTATATGTATCTTATTTTTGAGATCATTTAACTTCGTAAGTGCTATCGGCGAAATATGTTCAATCTTTTCTATTCTAGTTATTTCTGCGTTAACAAACTCATCATTTGGTCCATCTATGTGAACACATGAGTTCAATATCTCAACAGCCATTAATCCTGGCGTTTGACGATATTTATTTACAACTGCCCATCGTATAAATTCCTGTGTGAAATTAGTACCACCTCTCTTTACTTCCTTCCCTGCAGATTCTGCATCAGTGGTGTGAAATACGTAAGGGGAGTCTTTGTTAGAATAATTATAAATGTTCAATGCATGTGATATACATGTGAAAAAACAGTTTCCGTCTCCTGCAATCTTTATCATTTGAAGAAGATGACCGCCACCCGTAATAGTGTTTCTTTTGTAGTTGTCAGTGTTAAACTTTCCAGCCGTAGTCATCTTTTTAATTCTGAACAAATCTTTTAGGTTGGCCTCTGTAGCACTATCATTAAGTGTACCTAACATATCGTAGTAATTTGGAGTCTGCTTAAGATAACTCGCTATTTTATCTACAGTCTCTTTGGGAATACCATACTTATTTAAATCCTTTTTAATGGACCCATAGTTCATATCACGTGTAAACACTTGTTGGGCTTTATCATTTTCTTCATTATTATTTTTAATGACAGTATATTCCATCGTAGGTCCATATAGGAAAAAATCACGCATGGGGACTATTACATCCTCCATTAATGGGTCATCCACACCCACTACTTTTGGTGGAACCCATTCTTCATCTGGGGGGGTGGGTATCTGAATAGATGGTTCATTTGAAAGGCGTGGTACATCCAGTGTTGGGTTCTGAATAACGGTTATTGGCTTAATTATTTTCTTTGGCACCACTGTTACCTCAGTAGAAGTGGTTGAGTTGGGTATGACTGTAGGTAATCGTTCAGATATATCAGATGTAGTAGATAATTTCAAATCATCTGACCCTTTCACAAACTTATACTCCAGTGGAATGGCTTCCGCAATTGTTATTCCATCACCCACCTTCAGAACGTCTGGCATCGATTGCATTTCACTAATAGCCAGTTTATTTTGTATCTGGATCATTTGAGCATTCATCACATTTTCAACGTTAAGTTCAGGTTCGATCACATCACTTGGACCAAGACGCCATTTCGTTTCATCAAATGTGGCACTATAAACAGTATATGGTTCTGAACCCAAATAGATGACTGTTCCAGGAGCAAATAACGTATCAATTGTTATTTTGATATTGTTATCAATTATATGCGACTTCACTGATTTTTTGAATGATATATTAGATATTCCCATTAATTCTTGATTTGCTGCTCTAGAGTTCAAGGTGTAAAAGAGGCCATAATCAAAAAACTGACGTTTACGATCTTCTTCGGGTGACATATTGACAGCAGATTGAGATAGTTTCACTGTTGGATTGATGCGAATGACCTTATCGCGCGTAGACTTATCTTTGGGAAGACCAAACATAGATGGTGATATTTGCATGTTCTGGTAACCAGGAACTGTTGTAAACACTGTTCCTCCAATCCTAACAGGAACAGGACGACCGTCGTCTTTGTCGTCTTTGTCGTCTTTGTCGTCTTTGTCGTCATTAACAACTGCGTCGTCGACTGCACCTATCTCAGGAGAGGGGAGAGCACCACTCCAGATATGCTTCATCATACCATGGTATAATCGAGGATTGGCGATCTCAATGGTCTTTTTTACAGACGGGGGAGAATCTAACCATAATAACGCATGGTTGCGGTGTATCATAACTGGATTATTATTACCATTATCGTCTTTGGTGGGTGAAGGCATGCTATGCATTCCAGCGAACTCCAGATAAATTGCTAAGGGGTAGTGACCACGATACATGCCTTTGAACATATTATATTGTATAATTTGGGGACGCGTCCAGTATATGTAACCCGCTTCTCGATTGGCCAACATGACTGACTCAAATCCCTCCCATTTACGCATGATTTCGGGCATACGTTCTTTCATGGAGTCTGAACTCAATAATCCATGCATTTGTTTGTCGTAAAATATATACATCTGTTTTCGCATCGCATCATCAAACGTGACACCATGAGGACCGACATATGTTGTAATTAAACTCTTCACTGTTTTAGAACGACTTTCAAAATCTTTCATGTCAGAAAAGGTGAACTCTTTTTCGCGGTCGTCTTTGGGTATGCTGGCAAGGGTTTTATACGATGGAGGATTGTCGAACCAGTTAAGTTTCCATGTATCCATACGCTCTATTCGACCGTCTCTTTGAGTAGCGTTGGCATCACTATCTGGAGATATATAGTACTCCATCATTTCCTGTTTTGTCGCGGTATGTATATTGTTCTTATCGTCCACATCCATCTGGGTGATTCTGTTTATGTATCCATTGTCTGGAGGCGTTCCGGTTGGTTGTTTAAAAAAGTTTACCTTCTCGTCTGGGTCGTCCAGTGTTTCAAGACCCGAAATGGAAACAAACTTGTATAGGTTACCATATCCAGGGCCATCAACATGAATAATAGGTGGCCAACATAAACCACCCTCAACTTTATTGAGAATGGATACATCTGTACATGGTATAGAACCGAACAACATAGCATAGTGATAATTAGCAGGCATGGTAGAATGTAAATGAAAATATATAAATACCGAACTGAATGGGTCATTTGCAATCTCGTCTGGTAGTTTAATTGTCTCATCTTCGTATGGTTCAGCAGAACCCACCATTTTACTCATCTCATTTGCTATATCAGTTATCGTATTAGAATACTTTGTTTTAGTATCTTCTGACTTAAGTAGGTCTAACACGTCAATAGGGGCGCCTCCTTGAGTTTTTATATAAGATTCAATTATCTCGTCGAATATATATACAAACTCTGACAAAGTTGTATTATTAGTGTTCAACTTGTTCGTCTCGAGTGATGGTGCGGACGACTCATTAGATACAGGGGACTCTGTAGTTGTGGTATCGATAGTAGCCATAGGTATCGTTTCGTCATCCTTATTGTCGTCGCTCACTGGGGTCGCAATGACAGGCGCGGTCGACGATACTAGTTCAATCATCTCTCTACCATCACTATGTGTTGTACGCTGGACTTTGCGCACACGTTTATCAGACTGATTTTTACCTAATAAGTCACCAAACATTCGGAACAATGCAATATTCCATGTATTCTTGTTATTGTCTCCAAATAACGTGTATGGGTATTCTGCGTCCAAGTCTTCTCCAAAGTTACTGAATACTGAAATAACCTGTTGAGATGCACCTTTATATTTGTACTCATCGTCACTGACATCTGGTGACCCATCGAGAAAATAAAAACTATATGACAAACGTTGAAACGCGTCCGTCCTCAAGGTATTGAACAACTCTGTCATTTTTGGTCTTGAAATCACTTGTGTATTATCATCAACTTCTTCATAAAGGGTGGAAAACTTAATAGACTCAAACCTAACATACATATCCCATGCCGATGAACGCTCCCATAGTTTGGGGTTCCATGTTACAATAGAAGGATCATCATTTTGTTGATTAGCCATGATAGGTTCAAATGGGACACATGTTACATTTTTGTACACCTTGTAGATATTTTCGAATGGATTAACACTTCGTGAATCGTTCATTCGGGCAAAATTATGTATATCAAACATCGTGTCACATACCTTCTTGGGCGTATCGAGAACAGCGCTTTTTTCCATAATATTATATATGTATTTACGGGTTGCTTTTGACAACCTATTATTTATATCGTAAATAATCCAATAATAGTAGGTAGGTTTCATTGTCGTAACAACCTTTTTGATAGAATCCTTACGCATACGTACCGCCACACGGAGTCGGGTGCGTCTTACACCCCTGAGAGATTCAACCCCCTTGCTTTTTATATTAGTCAGTGCCGTTCTTGTTCTAAGTGACAACTTAGCATTTGCACTAACCGACCCAAGGTTAGTTAAACCGTCATCAATGGTTGCTACTACACTGGTAGTATTAATAGAAGGACCTGCAGCATTGACATCGTTTACATTCACACTTATCACTGCAGAGTTTTCCTTACCAGTTTTAGCATTAACAGCATTCACTGTAAAGGTATGACTTGAAGATGTTTGGTAGTCCGCTACAGTATCAAGAGTTAATACTCCTGTATTTGAAATAGATACGCCTAATCCGTCACTAATTGACCACAAAACCTCTTTATTTGCACTAACCGAACCAAGATTAGTCACACCATCATCGATGGTTGCCAATACTTTGGTAGTATTAATAGAAAGGTTTTTACGTTTTGCATTATTTACATTCACACTTATCACCATACTACTTTCATTATCAGCAGCATCAATTGCTTTCACAGTAAATGTATGACTAGGGGCTGTTTTATAGTTCGCCACAGAATCAAGAGTTAATACTCCTGTTTTCGAAATAGTTACACCTAGTCCTGCACTAATTGACCAATTAATCTGTTCATTTGCACTAACCGAACCTACTGAATCGTCTTTTTCTTCCAACTCTACACTGGTTCCTGCCCATAATATGAATGAATATCTTATAACGTCATCTAGAAACTTTTTTAGTTGAGTGTATTTTGTAGATTGTATGGAAACGATAGAAGGATCAATGTTATTCACGATACTCAATCTAGTCTGATAATTACTACGACATTCATCAACGGTACCGCACATAAACCCTTCATAGATTACGTAGGTTCGTAACCACATATAGAAATCATCATCTATGGTGTCGTTCATTTTTTCACAAACACTTGTTATTACTTGGTTGGCAATATCAGATTTGGTTATTACCCACCATTTAAAATCTATAGTGTAATCGTTATCACTTGCAATCAATACATCAAAACTCGTTCCATTAATCATATCTAAGTATGTCTTAACATTTTCACCTTCAATTCTAGATAGATCTCTTTGAGCTGCACTCTTCCATAATTTGTGTAACTCTTTTTGTTGGTCCTCATCGTCGAATACATGGCCTGCATACATTTCATTAACCATGTCTTTCCATCTACCATGCTGGAAGAACCCAGTATCGACTATAGAGACAAAATCTGCATTTTTTTCGAAGTTTTCATCATTAAAAATGGGATGATTGAAAAAAGGAATATTCTGATAGTATGTATTTGCGTCTACAACCTTTACTTCTTCGTCGTCAGATGAATCGTCGTCAGATGAATCGTCGTCAGATGAATCGTCGTCAGATGCATCGTCGTCAGATGCATCGGATTCGGAACCGTCGTCTTCGAACTTTACTTTCTTGGCGTTAGGGTTAAGGGACTCGTCGTCAGATGCATCGGATTCGGACCCGTCGTCTACAGAGCCATCGTCTCCCGCCCCTAGCACGGCCTCTAACTTCGCAATATTATTCTCATCCACCCTCATCAATAAATTCGTAACCTTGTTCATATTCTTCGCCGCTAGCGCCGCCGCTAGCGCCGTTGATATCTTCTCAACGTTTTCTTTATTCGCCGGGTCTTTCAGAAGCCAGGAACTCGCCAATAATGCTTCTACCGTCTCATCTATAGTCTTTCCCTCATCCACCATCTCAATTGCTACCTCTGCTGAGTTTTCTGCATTCGCTTTCAGCACTTTTTGAGCCTTTTCCTTCGCGGCTGTCTCTTTCTCTTCCATACTCTTCTTCGCCGCCGCCGCCGCCGCCGCGTCCTCCTTCGCCTTCTTTGCCTTCTTCGCCGCCGCATCATCTGCTTTCTTCTGTTCTCTCTCGGCATTCGCCGCTGCTGCTTTCTTTTCTCTCTCGGCCTTCGCCGCTGCTGCTTTCTTTTCTCTCTCGGCCTTCGCCGCTGCTGTCTTCTCTGCAATTGCGTCGTTCTCTTTTTGTAACTCTTCCTTCACCAATGGTTGTAAGGTGTCATACGCATCCTGTGCGTTTTGTCTTTTTTGTTCGTTTTCTGCATGAGCCTTCCTTGCTTCATCAAGGTTTTCTGTTGCTGTTGCAACTTCAGCCTGGATGCGTACTTGTGCGTTGCTTGCAGTTTGTCTCCTGCTATCAGTAGTTGCTTTGGCATATCTTTCGATGGCATCTTGCATGGACTTTTGTTTCGTAGTTAGGGTTGCCTGCTTCGATTTCACCCGAATTTGGGTATTTGTTTCTTCCCTTTTTGCAGTATTCAGTTTTCTTAGAGCCAGTTTCATTTCCTCATTTTTGGGGCCGCCGCCGCGGCTACAACGCATAGTCTTGCGTCCGCCTCCTCGAGGTTTTCCACCGGACGGTCTATCTTTCCTTTTGGTTGTTTTATTCGTCATGACAGTATATAGTATAATGTCATAATATTACTTTTGGGAATGATAACCGCATCGCTCAGGATAATCAATTAATCGCTAAACATGATATCGCAGTGGAACATTTCGTCGAAGACGCGTTTCAGATGCACATTTGGGTCACCATCTGTCAAAAGTGTCACTAAACTCATACACATGGAAACAGCTACTTCTAGTTTGACCAGCCCATCGCTCGTTCTAACATTGTGTTTTTTTACAAACTCGTGTGAAAGATTATCACTAATTCCTTTAAATACCTTGTAAAAATGTACCTGATCTAAAATTGCTCCCTCCTGAAACACAGACCGCGCAACCCCACTAGTGGCCTCCATAATCGCATCTACTTCACCAGTTGGTAATAGTTTCATCATATTTGGAGGGTCTATAAAGTTTTCTAGATATGCCAGAGAGATACTTGTATTCATATCTGGGTTCTGTTGATGTTCGAATATATAAAACAACGTATCTGTGATATTTTTCGGAAAATGCATAACGATTCCAAAGTCAATAATTCCTAACTGGTACCTAGGATTTTCCACATTGAAGTCTAGTTCAGTTTCAGAACCATTGTCAATAAAAAGCACATTTCCAGAGTGTAAATCACCATGAAACTTGTTGTGAATCATTGAACTCGCAAAAAAGTACTGAATTGCAAGGTCTTTGTATGGTTTCCGGTCAACTTCAGGAATAGTGTTAATATGAACGCCTGGCAAATGTTCCATGATAATGGCCTTTCCAGAAAGAGACCCGCACTTATATATCTTAGGGATGCGAATATAGTCTAAACTCTCCAAATCATTGTACGCAGTTACCGTGTTGGCTTCTTCTTGTACAAAGTCCAGTTGTTCTCTGAGAAGTTCAAGATGTCGCGAAACAACATCGACCACATCAAGACTAAACCACCATGTAAACAACGCTGAAATAAAATATAACAATCCCGATATATTGTCAATGCTTTCATTAACCCTTTCGTCTATATTTTTTCGTTTTACCTTCATAACATATTTTTCTCCAGTTTCTTTATTTTTCAATGCATAAACAAGAGAAATCATTCCTGACCGAATGGGTATACATGAAGCATTTGCAAAGATGAATGGTGTATCGGAAAGCATTTGCAATGTAACGGTATGATTTATATCTGATATATCATATGGGACATTGTCTGAAAACTGTGTAATCTTGTCGTGTATTTTTTTATCAATAAATTTTCCATTGAATGCTATGGCTTGGATAACCTTTACACATATGATATCAGTTTTTGATAGTTCAATAAGCATATCCATAAAAACTTCAGAACTGTCGATGCATATGGATGATGGTGTGTAACAGTTCAATATATATTGAATAATACCTGTTGTTACTAGATAACTGATACGGTAGTAAAAATGAATACGATTATAAAATGCATCTGTGCAAAATAAGGAAAATATGGCTATACTACCTAACCCTAATCCGACGAGGGATTCTGTTGATATAAACATTTATTATACTAGTTATACCATAGTTTCTATAAACTCTTTTAGACGAGAAAACATTCGTTTAAAAATCATTGTGATCATTCGTGTGCGCTGCGACATACCAACTGACATGTCTTCCATTGAAAATGATATAACTAGTGATGCCATATGCGGACATGGGCTGTCGACTTTTATATCCATTTTAGAGATCGGTATAGGTTTAGGTTGTCGAATTCTTGATGGGAGTGTCGCAATAAAGTCTGGGGTATCAGGTATAACTTCTGACGTATACGTGTACGTATATTGTAGCGCATTTTTTTGTACGTCGATTGACATATTCATATTTAGATAATATTGAGGTATTCCACAATCCTTAAAGAGGTGATAAAAAAGCATTTGAATATTGGTTTCACTTACATCCTCCAAGTTTTCATGGTGTTTAGTGGCTCTTGTATGAGTTTGTTCAATAATATCATCCTTGTTCACTATGTATAGCAGATTAATGATATCAAAATGAAAAAGTTCTGATATATTTCTATGATTTTTGTTATAGACTGCAAAGCGTAATTCAAATCCATTTGATTCTGGCGAATAGGTTATTTCCATAGTACTATGACATAGTACAAGTGTATGTGTCTATATCTTTGATTAGATGGAATAATCTGGAAGGAATAATTATATGTGCCTACTATATACCTTCGCGTAAATAATGTCATTGTTATCCAATACCCCTGACACCGACCCAAATAATTTATATTCGTCAATATCATCAACACAGTTTGAACAGTCTAAACCCGAAGAAGATGCATCCAAGAAGGAAAAGCCTGATTCATCCACAAACATGTTTCCTATGAAAATGATTGTTATTCAAGGTATTTTTCTTTTGATACTTGCAGTATCGGGAAACTTTGTGGCTGAAACTATGAGTTGTCAAATGCAAAAGATTTTGAGTGAAAATATGTATGTAAAGAATGCTGTGATTGTTTTGATCATCTATTTTTCTCTAGGTTTTGCATCAAATGAAAACATGATATCTCCTATAGAACTTTTTAAACAATCGCTTTCTATATGGGCGTTTTTCCTTATGTTTAACAAAATGGAGATATTCTTCAGCGCTATGGTTATAGTCATGTTGACTTTACTATTAATATGTAAGAACTACATCACCTATTATGAGAAAAATGATAAGGATAAACATATGAAAATGATTAATACTTTATCACAGACAATGGATTATTTATTTTATGGTAGTGTGTTAACAACTATTGTAGGATTTGGTATGTATTTTAAGAAACAGCGTTCTGACTACTTTAGCACATTTTCATACTCTAAATTCCTATTTGGAACTCCCACGTGTTCTAATTTTTAGAGCGTCTGATGGTTTTATTTTGTTTTTTTGTATCGATCAACAATCGATACAAAATATGCGTTTACTATCTAAATATCTAGACTTACAGTGTTCTTCTCTGATGTCTTTCTTCGTCGTGAACGTTTTGGTTCAGAACCACCAGAGGACTGTAGGTCTTTGAGGTCTGATATACTAATAGTGCTACTATCGTTTAGTGATGTAGAAATATCTGCATTCATCTGTGGTGTTCCTGTAGGAGGTGCCGAACTTTGTGTTGTTCCAGTCATACTAATCTTCTTAGTTTTTAATCCAGATAATAGATGATCGAGATCACTTGGTCCTCGCATTTCTGCTCGTGCGGGTTGTTCAGTTGGTTGTCGCATACTACTGCGTTCTGGTGCAGCAGCGCTTGAAAAGTTTTCAGATATATTCATGCCATCATGTTGTCCCATTCTTGACATATTATCTAAGTCTGGTCGTGATGAAAAACTACTATTATTACCATGACGCGAACCAGGTGGAGGAACAGAATTAGGTCCTTGTGTTGCTTGTGGTGGTGGTGGTGGTGTATGAGTTGATGGTGCCGGTGAATGTGTTGGTTGTGGAGGTTGACCAGTCATATTGTTCATAAATCCAGAAAATCCAGGACTGGATGCCCCCATGGAATCCATTGCTGCCTTTTGGAACTGTTGTGCAAGGTCGGGGTTCTGACGCAACACATCGTCCATCCCAGGCATAGCAGATTTAAACATAGAGTTGGTCATATGTAACATCATAGCGCTTCCACCTAACTGAAAAAGAAGTCGAAGTTCTGGTGACATTGTCCCCTTACTTTTATATTTATCATATAGTTCGCCGAACACTTCATCATAATCATCAACGTTCTCTGCTACTTGTTCACTCCAGCCGTCTAGTTTAATGTCAAAAGGGTCAAATCTATTATTCAAAAACTCTATACCATTAATACATGTCATTAACATATTTCCTTGGAACTTAATAGAGTTTTGTTTCGCCTTTTCATCTACAATTGTCTCGTATTCGCCCTTCATTTCTAACAAAGGTGATTCCATTGTATATTTCTTTGACAGTTGAACTCCTTTTTGTTCTAGTGATTCTAACTTTCGCAATAGTTGAAACTTTTCTCGTAACATTTCCTCTTTTGTTTGAGTGGGTTGATATTGCACGTTTTTTTCAGGTGCGATTGGTATCTCATTGAACCTATTATACCCATCCCACGTAGATGTATTTCCGTCTCCATTTCCACCACTATCTCCAAATCTAACTGATGGTTTTTCGCTACTATCTAGATTTATAGTTTCTGGAAGACTATCGCTAAATAAAGAGCCCTTACTAGTATTATTTGCACCAATATCTCCTCCAATGTCTGTCATTTCATTTAGTTCGCTCTCTAACCGGTCTATATCGCTGATATCGATATTTTCCTCTGAAGATTTATTACCTTTTTTTTCATTCATAAGAAGTTCGATGCCTCCCCCGAAATTGGATGATGAACTTGGAACGTCAAATGACGATATATCAATAACTTCTGGCTCCATTAGTAGATACAGATACTAATACTTCTATATATTAACGCATCGTATCTAACTATATCGTTTTATATATTTTAGATCGAATATACCACATTCCTTGTAAAAAACAATCTGCTAGATCATCTTTTTTCTTGTGACGAGAGAAAAACTCTATCCATGCTTCAAAATCGGAAGATATAATGCCTAAACATTTTGCAATACCTGCCTTTTTTCTCTCACTGTACGTGGTGTTTATAAGACCATCCTCTTTGAGTTTATTTATAGATGATATAAATTCAATCTGCAATGTATCATTTTTCATAAGAAAGTACTGAGATAACATCCCTTGAATAGTTTTCATACGATTTGCAATAGGACTTATCTGGTTCTCTATCAGCACTAAACCAATATCTTGAAATGAATTATTAAATAGAATATCTAATTTATATTGAATGTTGCGACCAATAGTGACTATATCTAGTTTATTTGCGTCAACTTTATCAACCACATCAAAGCATGTGTCTTCTCCATGTTTGGCTATGATATTTATTAGGTCTGCCTTTTTTACAGAAGTATCATATACGACACAGTGTTTTTCTGCAATCTCTCGTAATCGCGGAACTTTTTGTTTTTTTAAAAACGACGTCTCTAAATCGCGCGATGGGCGATGAAATCCAACATTTTTAGAGTGTGTTAAACAATAACATACTCCATTTTTTGTAAGTTTCGCTTCACGTAAACAGTTTTGTCCAGTTTTCTCTCTACCTGAACAAACCGAAACATCTTTTTGTGCCAAGTTAATAACATCCCAAATCATAATATCATTAGTACTTGTAGTATGAGAATCAAACATGACTGTATCACTTTCATGAGTGGATAATTCAAATACGCATATAGCAAGGTTCTTTATTCCTACATCAATACTCACAATGTGCATCAATTATACAATAGTTGGATATAGTTACATGACATGTAACTATATACGTTTATGTTATTTTCAAACCTACAGAGATATTTATCGACTTGTAGTTGAATACATGCTTGGAGCCGTAGCATTTGATTGAAGTTGGGTTCGGCTTAAATAGGCAGATTTTAGGTCGCTGCTAAATACTCCAGAACGAACCGGTGTCATGTCAGATGGTCCATTAAATACGTACGGGGTTCCGACATCAGAAGACTGTCTAAGAATATCACTAGATGGATTTTGCATCACAGCATTTCGAGTGTTAATATCTCTAAACTGTTCAGCATTGGTTGTCAGATATTTACGATATTCCCAATTGCTTGTAATATTAGCACTCTTCTTAATATTATGATCTACTACTGCTTCGGGATACCAACTGCGTTGTTCACGATCATCTGACATAAGTGCTGGCATATTGACATGATAGTTGTTTTGTCCTTTGAATACATTATTTGTTTGCATTCCGAGTTTACACTAAGTGTACATAATAGTTCGTTACATTTCCGGTATTTCAAATAATTATGTATTCATCTACATGTTGCTAAGTAATTCAATCAGTTCTGGTTTCTTCATTTTTGAACTTTTATCTATTAACTGTTGGTCAATCGCAATACGTCTTAATTCATTCACTGTAACCTTTTTATAGTCAATAATATTATCACCTGTATCTAAAATAACCTTATGGATATCTGTATCATTCTCTACATCATTAGCACTAGCATCAATAGATACATCTGACAATGTAATTACTCGTTTTTCAGAAGAGGTGTTATCAGATATAGAAATATCTAGATCATCAATATCTAGGGTGTCAATATGTTCGGACATAACAGATAATGTATCACCTATGTTCTCTCCATCACGTTCATTTTCACTCTCACTCTCACTCTCACTCTCACTCTCACTCTCACTCTCACTCTCACTCTCACTTTCAACCTCACCCTCACCCTCACCCTCATCCTCACTTTCATCTCCAATATCAAGTTCTTCATACTCATGCAGTTCATCATTTTCAAATGACGAACTTGGTACATGTCCAAAACTGGGATTCATCAATATATTGTCTAAAGTAATTGGATGGGTGTGAGAGTGTATCGAATCATCATCATCATCATCTGAATCTCCTGAACCATCAGATACATATATCCGTGTTATGTCGTCTATTTCATCTGGTTGCGATACTACATTGTTTTCATACGATGATGAATGTAGTCTCGAACCTACATTACCTTCTTGAGACAAATTATATCCATGAGACTGTAGATGTTTTAATGCTGCATCGTGTGTCCGTACTTCTTGTGCAAGAACCGTTGACAATTCCATAACAGCTGACAGTTTTTCCCCTTGTTGCTGGATTTTGTTGTATAAGATTATTGCTACAGCACCAACTAAAGCGACAGTAATTCCGAGGATAATTAAAACGTGTAAGGAAAACATTCCAGGGGGTGGATTTAACGTTGTGTCCATTAATGTCGCTATACATAAAAAATGACAGTTCTATACGAACGAATGTTATTATCTAAGTTGAAATCTTATCTAGTATTTCACTTGGATATTGCATTTCACGAAGCACCTGCACACCGCCATCTACCTCATTAATCCCTTCTTCAACCTTGTATAGATATTCAAACGACCCGTCCGGTTCTTTGGAAATGTTTACCTTCATTCTATATGTAGTCACACCATTATTTTTCTTTAATTTTTCACATAACTCGGTATAATGTGTAGTTAACACATAGTGAATATTCTCAGTTTCGCTTAAATGAGATAGATATGCGTTTCCACACGTTACAGCTTCTTTTGGATTCGTTCCTGAAAACAGTTCATCGAACAAACAAAAATGACGACTTGCATTACCCTCGCGATGAATACTATCTAATATATGTTTGCATTTGCGGCTCTCGGATTGAAATAAACTATCACGACCTGACGTATCCGGAATATTTAAATAACAGTGTAGATGAGAATATGGTTTGAATGAACAGGTTTCATAAAATCCACAACCATATTGTTGCGTAAGGAGAATACTCAAAAATAACGACTTTAAAATAGTGGTTTTTCCTGATGCGTTTGGTCCTGTGATAACACAATCTTTTTTAAGGATAATATCATTTTTTACAGGTGTAACAGTCAGAGACGCTGTCGATGGGTGATACACACCTTCAACTTTTAACATGGGAATATCTTTCTTTTTACAAGATTTATCCTTTTTCTTTTTCTTTTTACTCTTTGTATCAGTATCAGGAGTATCTGGGGTAGAATCATTCTCTCTACTCTCTTTTATAAAATCACCATAATTCATCTTGGATGCTTGAACATTCTCTTGTACTCCTTGCATGTTATCTAAATATCCTATGAACCCAAAAGCAAACAACATACTGTTGTGAAACTTGTCATCTGTATGCATCATATAGAACCATTTGAGAACCTTTCCCATGTCCATAAACTTTTTATATGACACTTCACACGGATCTATTTTACAAATGGTATCTTGAATATTTGTAAGAACTTTTTGATGCGATATTAAGACTTCATTAAACTTTTCATAATTTGATAATAGAGTGGTATGTTTCAAAAACCCATCTATCTCACAAATTGCATATTTAATAAAATCAGAAATCTGGAAGAGTTTATCATGGATTTTGAACATGTTGGTATAGAACTTTTTACATATTTGAGTATTTTGATAAAGAGATAAAAGATAAAATCCTATTGATGCTAAGGAATATAGTGTCTGTTGAACCGACATACCACTAAAGCCAGTAAAAATCTTTGTTATTGCATGATTTCCTGCAACAGACTTTAATATATCAATATATGCTGCGAATGTTATACTAGCACCACGAGATATCATCACAAAAAATGGAACAATGCATATAATAAGTGGAACTAAAAGAGCCAATACAGGAGAGACTAAATTATACACACTAAGTGCTTGTAAGACCGTTTGGTTTGTATTTAAAAACAGTAAAGAGTCCCAATCTAAATATACATATTTTTCTTTAAAACCTTTATCATTGCGTATTTCATTCCATAATGCAAGGGTATCTTTTGCAATAACATGGTTCCGCTTCTCAACACCCTTCCATTTCTGTAATATAATTTGGGTATCATTGATAAAATCTTCGTTACTTGTATAGTACTTTGCCATATCGTATCGCATAATCTCTCCTAACGATTGGGGTATCACTTTTCTATCGTCGCATTCTTCATCTTCAGATAATTCATTTGATGTTTTAGAATCAAATATACGAGATAGAATAGGCAATTCATTACTATCTACCGTATTTATCAGTTCTAGATCGGTTATAATATCTGAGGATAAGGTCTGCACACCAGTTGCAAGTGTAATAGGCAGCATAAAGGCATCACGGATGGCACCTTCTATTACACTAGTATTCAATACAGTTGATGTGTCTAAAGATGTTGATGAACTCATATACCTCGTATATCCAGATGATATTATTTAGATTACATGTAAACGAATATGATATATTTCATATGAACTATATCATTTTGATTAAATTATGTCAATAAATATTAAACTGTGGTCAAATCTGAAGGCAGTTCTGTTATTTGGGTAGAATAAAACTGTTCTATTTCACGCATTTTTTCTACATCTCGTTCAGTAATTAAGTTGATACCCATACCTTTTCGTCCCCACCGACCACTACGACCAATGCGATGGAGGTATGTAGAAACGTCTCGAGAAATATCGAAATTAATAACGCAACTCACTTGTTGTACATCAATACCACGAGCCGTTACATTGGATGAGATAAGAACCCTACATTTTCCTGACCGAAAATCAGACAGCGATGCTTCGCGTTCAGTCTTTGTCATACTAGAATGTATAGAACACACAGGATACCCATCTGCAAGCATTGCTTGATATAAATCATGAACACGTGGAACACTGTTCGCATAAATAATACAATGTCCAACTGAAATAGCCGAATACAAATCAATTAATACTTCGTATTTTTCAACATCGTCTCTTACTGCAATATAATGCTGACTTATGCCTTCAAGTGTTAATTGTTCTGCCTTAACTATAATCTGTAATGGGTTTGTCATAAACTTGTTTGTAATATCAAACATGTATGGAGGCATAGTGGCGCTAAAAATACAGGTTTGAACCTTATTAGGTAATCCCTCAAAAATGTCTTGCACTTGTTCTTTGAACCCATATGATAACATTTCATCTGCTTCGTCCAATATGAACGTTCGCATATGTTTTAATACAAGAGCGCGACGACGCACCATATCGAATACACGACCAGGGGTCCCTATCACTACATGTGGAATATTATTTTTTAATGCTCTAATATTTTCATCTACAGATTCTCCTCCGACCAACGTTGTTACGACTAGTCCAGATAAAAATGTACCAATAGTTTTGTACACATTAGCAATCTGCATTGTCAACTCACGAGTTGGTGCTAAACATAAAACTTGGGTTTGTCTTTTTGCCAAATCAATTCGAGACATAGACCCAATACTAAAGGTTGCCGTCTTTCCAGTTCCAGATTGTGCTTGAGCGATCATATCTCTTTCTGATAACATTGGACATATTGCCCTTTTTTGAATTGGACTTGGTTCTTCGTATCCATAAGAATATATACCTCGAAGGACATCTTCGGGTAGTTCCATTTCATCCCATTTCTCTACGACTTTTATATCCTCTACTGGACTGGTGGAGGTATCAGATTCTTTACCTATAGAAGGCGAAGAGACACTCGATGGCAAGGGGGGCTCAGAATGTTTCTGAGGCATGCGTGGTTTAAACATATTATTAGAAGTACTCATACTGCTAATCAATGTGTGAATGTATTCTATATAGATAATCTTTTAAGTGCATTTTCAGTAACATTAGTTTGACTTATTAATAGTGTACATATAATACAATTACACCAACATATACCCATTAGCATACATAATGTAAACACCTAGAAAAACATATAGAAAATCGGTAACTATATATTATAATAAGTTAATATGACAATGTATTCATTGTCAGATTTTACAGATATATCTAATAAAGGATTTCATGTTATTCTTCCTGATAGTACTGTTCAACTTATTAATGAACTATCTAAACTTGTAGGATCACCCAATTATATTAAAACACCTGTTTTCACAAAACGAGTGTCAACTCTTGATATAGATAAAAAGCGTCGTAGACAACACAACCGACAAACAGATGACACCAATGGATGGTCTCCCGGAACAAACTCAACCGGAGGATTCAAAAAGGTTTCAGCAGAAAGTAATATCGGAGCAAATATCGTGTTCAATCCTGCAGGTTCACTTATTAAAAAAGACGGCGAAGGAGCTACACCTATCCAACTTATTCGACCATTATTAAATAAGTTTGGAGGAAAAGTTGCAAACGAGGCTATTAAGAACGAACTTTTTACTACAATTAATGAGATATTTGAATCAGATATCACTCAAGAAGACTTATCGAGACTCATGAACCAAATTATCAATATTGTTTCTGGAAACCAGTTTTATTCTAGTATTTATGCCAACCTATTTTCAGAAATGATAGATGCTCATTCTAGTTTTACAACTACTTTAGAAAAACAGTTTTCTAATTATATATCCAATTATACAGATATTCAGTCTATTGATCCAAGTGAAGATTATGATTCATTTTGTATTATGAACAAGAAAAACGATAACAGAAAAGCCATCACATCATTTTATATTCACTTGTATAAACTAGACAAAATATCACAATCGTCTATGATGGAAACCATTAAAACATTGTCAGAAATGATCCGGGATAATATAAATGACGTTAATATGATACAATTAATAACAGAAATCGTTGAAAACCTTTTTATTTTCATGGATACTTCTACAGACTTACATATCAGATGTAATGAGGTTACTATAAATATCACAGACGACACAGAATTATCCATTTGCCAATACATACGTAATTTATCTAATGTAACGCCAAAATCATATTCAGGGATTAATACAAAAACTGTATTTAAACTAAAAGACATTGTTGATAATATATCCAACACAGCATAACACATACAGAATAAATATGATTATTTCACATCATAATTTATCGTTTATCGGTACCTATATTACCATTTAGATGTAAATATAGGTATAATATATAGATATTGATCAACTTCATTGTTTCAGAAACATGGTCGTATCAAAAATTAACAAGACACTCAGTTACCCAGAAATTCGCTCTATATTTCCTGCCGATAAAAAACTCGAGGTAGACCTATACTCTATCGTAGTAAAGGGAATAGATATAGTGGTTGCCATCGGAAATGCATCGCACACATACATTAGCAAAAATATTGTATTTCATCCAGTCTATATGATAAAAAATAACTCAAAGGCAATTCAAATTGGATTGTATGAAATTAATTCCAATGATACTCTTTCTCTCACTGACACATCTGGATCACTTATGATAGATAAAGTAGGAGAACCACTTATCTATACTTTTGCTACCAAAAAGATGATTAATGACGTTCGAATGATACCTCCAGGTTTAAACGATAGTAAAAATGACGGACAATCACATCAGGATACGATTATTGATAATACAAATGACATCACGCCAACATCCATACCTACTATACGGGCAGATATTTTTACGTTTGATGCATCAACTATGGTAACAACCCGAACCATTAATACACCAACAGAAGAAACAAAAGCAATCGCAGAGAAAATTAAATCCACATTTGAAAAACCTTCTTCTGGACATACTGCAGGATGGTTACAAACAGAAATGCATAATAATTATTATGAAACCATTGAAAACGATGGGAAAAATGATTCTATGTTTATGACAATACGTGATGCATTTCTTCAAATAGGACAATCCACAACTGTTCTCAAATTAAGACAAAAACTTGCAGCAGAAGCAACACAAGAAACTTTTGATAAATACTTAGAACAATATAAAATGTCATCGGAGACACTCTTGTTAGAAACAAAACAGGCAAAATCATTGCATTCTAATTACACAAAACATGAAACTATGATCAAATCAACCATCTCGGCATCGGAACAACAAACTCTTATAGTATCTGCAAAGCAGATTGCTGACCAACACAAGGCTGCCATATCCAAGGCTAAATCTGCACGAGAAATGTTACATGATTTCAAGTTCATGAAAGGTGTCACCACACTGGATGCACTCAAAAATAAAATACAATCTCCAGACTATCCTGCCGATGATTGGGCGATTTCCACACTTGAGCGAATATTAAATATCAAACTTATCATTATTTCAAGCGATTACGTAAAAAAAGACGCAAACAATATGATGCAATGTGGAAATACAATTGACAATCTAATCAAATCTAGAGGTTCATTTACACCAGAATTCTATATACTAATCGAATCCACTGCAGACATGCACTATCGATTAATTAGTTACAAAAAGAAACTATTATTCATATTCTCAGAACTACCATATGATATCAAACAACTCATCGTGACAAAATGTATAGAGAGAAATAGCGGAACATTTACATTGATCAATGACTTCAGACAAATGACAATAGGACGCATTGGAAACGCTAATTCTAAACAAGATGACATAGACAGAGATATTATAGACACAGTCGATGTAGATGTTCTTGCTGCGGTAGATCCCCATGTGGTTTTTCAGTTCTACATTCAGTCTGCAGACAAATCAGCCGGACGCGGAACAGGCGAAAAAATCGATGCAATTGGAAGAAAACTAGACTTTACACAACTTTCATCCAAGGGTCATTTTCCCAATTGGCGCAGAAAATTAGACGACACATGGACACACATAGATACTCCATTTCAACTCGATGATTATAACTGGAACAGTGTAGAACACTACGTACAAGCAGGCAAGTTCAAAAATGAAAATCCAAAGTTTTATCTAGAGTTCACTGCAGAAAGCCAATCTAAACTGGCTAACGATGTAAACAAGGCCATCGCGGCAGGCACAGAGAAAACAAACCCCAAAGTACCATCTACTAATGTCTCAGTTGACTCATCATATACAGAGAAAAGAGAAACAGATGACCGAGTCGCAGCAATAAATGCAAAGTTTACTCAAATACCCGAGTTCAAAAACATTCTTATCGCCACGAAAAATGCTATGATATACAAATACATTCCAGGGAAAAAACCAAAGGTAGCAACATCTCTTATATTAGTCAGAAAGAACATCACATAGACCAACAATAAAATAAAATATATGAATATATTTGTAGATATATTCATATAATACGGACAAACTAGATAGTATTATCTTCACATGTGACAAGGTAAGGAATACAAAACATTTTATATACATGTTCTAAAGCAATATAATCGATGTCGAACTTTATATAATGTTTTAACCAATCATAGAATGTCATGCTAGGATACTTCACGGTTTGTTGATAACGTTCAAACAATTTAATAGCAGCATAAAATGTGATGTTAGTTGGGGTGGGTTTGGAAGGGACACATGTATTTTTCCAAACAACTATCTGGTTCGACTTTATGGGGTTATCTTGTATAACTGTGACGCGTGATGTTTCTTTATCTGCATACAATGGTAACCGTTTTTGATGCTTTTGATGATATGTATTGTAATCCGTCCCTGATATAACACATACACGTTTGAAATTGTCATATGTAATATTCAACTCATGTAATATTTCAGGAAGAACGTATAACTTTGCGGTGTGAGTATCTATATTCAAATCGCGAATTATATTATTGCATCCATAAACAAGCATATCCATATCATCGCTCATGCATCCCCAAAACTCGTTTCTAAGAACCATCGATGCACATATTGTATCTGCCTCGTTTGGAGCGATGCAATATGGAACATTATTTTCTTCAAATAATTGCTTCACTGAATCAGTCTTGTCGCGAGTTATCTCTACGGAACTACGACGCAGTTTTGCATACTCAGCCTCAAGTTTATCACCGTCTTCTTTGAACACATTATACTGCATACGTGTCACTATATCTGCACACTCGACTGCAGCAATACGACGCTGCTCACGCCGATGATATATTGTGTTCATCTTTTCAATAGGAGGTTTGCCGTCAAATACAAACAACGCATCAATATTGTAATTTCTCAGAATAGTTATCAACCTTTTCATGTTATCAAGTAACATGCCATCGCCTTCAAACTGATACAGATATATACTAACATCAATCACGATGCGCTTGTTAGACAACTCATTTAAATGAATCGTGTGGATAGAATTACGACATGACTTCTTCAAGTACGAGTTTAAATATCGAATCCCCATGTTTATTTCCTATGTTTTACTATTAACGGATAGTATATTATATGTCATGTCAATTTTGAGATATTCTAACACATTTCACATACTGTCATACGCATCGTATCAGATATCCATACAGAATCGTCGGTGACACTATTTGCGTCAATCACTGTATCGAAGCACTTCTTCGATCCGATATCGCGAATATTCTTTCGAGTGATAGGAGAAGAGTGAAGTCTTATGATAAACCTAGAAAAGGTAACAGTATTATTTTCAGTCTTATGAAAAGACATATTACTATTTATGCCATTATTTATAGAACACCAATCCAAAAAATCTCCATAATTTACAAGAAGAATACTTGTCACTACATAATACGCAAATATGTTAGTATCTTCACGATACAAATTTGCACGAGCGAGTTCAGCCTTTTTTGATTTACTTGTCAGATCGGAATACGTAAGCCCCATGAATCGTAAAATCTTATGCATCTGAAATGTACGCCAAGCAGCCTCAAATCCTAAAAGAACTTCCACATAACTCACAAAGGTTACCTTACCTATGTTATCCAAACAAAAATGGCTACAAAAACATGCATTTATTATTGTAGCCCATGTCTCAGTATATGCCTCAAATAACTCCATATCACTTTCCACGGGAAACGTATCGCGCATCACTTTTCGAGCAGAGTCGAGATTAGGCATACCTGCAAAATCCAGTCCTAACATATGAAATGTCTCGTGAATAAACACCTTGAACCACTCTTCGCTACGAAATAAAATAATCTCTGAACCAACACCATTACTTCTAGATGAACGAGTGGAACTATTTGACATAGGACATGCATAAGTGTACGCAGTGTTCGCATGAGATACACCTACTACATCACTTCTGTGCTTGGGAAGAAACTTACGCAATGGAGTATCATATATGTAAATGTTGATGTTTGTTCCACATGCAGAAGATGAATATTTAAAGGCTATATGAAACCAAATCAACATACGTTCAAAATATTGGGTATAAGTATCCACATGACTGGCTGCATCAGTGTGACTGGTTACAAAATAAACCTTAATAGAACGACCGCCAATTCGACTAGAAAACTGAAACAAATAAGCACTCTTTGTATTGATATACTCAATAATATCAGAAGGAATAGATGACATACTCAATCTATTTGGCTTCGGAATATCACGAGGAGTTCGAATGGGATGTATCTCTGTATTATGAACAGAACTACCGTGCTTTTGTTTTGAAGCATGCACAGTTGCACACGATAACTGTATATCGTCGTATATAGTTCCTAATATTTTTTTTGTTGTTTTACGTTGAGGAGTCGATGGAAGACACTCAATAATATCATCGCTTGCGGAGAATATTCGAAGAACCGTCTCGGTATCGGAAGAAAATGGAACAGTCTGCATAATCCAGATATATATAATACGTGGAGTATTTTTATATATCATTCAACACATTTATACATCACTAGGAGTGATTCATAATATATAATATGACCATGCATATTACATATTATCAGAATAATTAGAAATATAAAGTATATAATTGAAAATATTAATAGGTTATTCTAATCTTAAGCAGATTGGGCGGCGGCAGCGGCGGCAGCAACTTGGTCAGCCTTCTTCTCGAAATGAGGACTCATAAACTTTTGAAGATTGAAGTAACTCAAGTTGTCATCAACGCCAAGGTGAAGAAGCTTCTTAAGTTTGGCATCAGGGTTGATTTGACGACCATTGTCCTTATCTTGAAGGGAATGAGCCTTGACATAGGCAGTAATCTCCTTTGTTACATCAGTTCTAGCCATTTCAACACCCTTACTCACGCCAAGGAATGCTGCCAACTCGTCACTGATACGAGCAGCCTTTACAAATCCACTAGGAGGACGGTTTCCGACCTTACGCTTCTTCTTGGCGGCCTTCTGGGAAGCCTTGATCTCCTTAACCCACTTCTTCTCAAGAGCGCGATACTCACTCTTAATAGCAGTAAGCATAGTTCCCATTTGCTGAAGCTTAGTGAAAAATACAGCAGAGGTCTCCATAAGGTCGCTATCCTCGGGCTTATCAGCCTCAACTGAAGCAGCGGCATCAACAACTGGCTCAGGGGTGGCAGCAACGGCTTCTACTTTTGGGGCTTTCTTGACTACCTTCTTGGTAGTCTTAGGAGCAGAGGTCTCCTTAACATCGACGGTGGGGGCAGGGGTGGTTGTCTTCTTAGCAGGCATTATAATCTACTTACTGCTACTCTTTCTAAGTAGGTTTACTACCTATATAATATATATATAATATATGTGTTATATGAGACCTAATATGCTGTTGTTCTTTATACCCATTTGGATAATTATTTATTCAAATCTATATTTTTACGCAGTTTAACATTCATATGCAAGAATTCACTGTATACATCAGGTTAAAATCAACTATATACGGCAGATTCGTAAAAAAGGGGATAACTATCACGAGCGCCAGAACTAACAAGAGTAAGAGCCTGCAAAAATACAATTGTCCCTAAAGCACGGTCACACGTCTCCACACCCGACATAACTACTGACGAACTCACATACAATAATATGTCCTGTGCCACACAAATATCTTCATATGATTGGATTATATCCACCATTGCAGACATACTGCGAAAAGGATTGGATGGACAAATACGCATCTGAACATCACGAGGAATAGATGCACGATACATAAAAATATCAGCCAACTCGCGAAGCAACCTAATAAGTTCATTCTTCTCTAAATTCATAAACCAACCGATCGTGGGATAATATCCATGACTTGCAATTGAATCAAACAACGATGACACACGTTCCTCTATAGTCATGTTTCTAGGAGATGTTGCCACAGGCATATCAAACGATATATCAATTGAGGAGTTGTACACTGATTTCGAGATTCGGATAAGAATATTCAAATCTGAAAACACAGACATAGGAATAGGTTCACGTGTATAAGGGTTTAACACATCATCAGAAGCACTCTTGGTTTTTAGGTTGTAGAGAGAAATTATGTCGAACCCATAAACAAAGCCATCACTTGTGGTATAACTTGCAAACTGCTCTGCACATACTTCTCTCATTGTGTCTCCAGTAAGAAAATCTTCATCGTTGTTACATATCGAACGTTTCATAAATGCAGGACCGCGCAACATATTACATTTTCGCCTTAAGTATCCACGCCATAAACTTTGAAAAGGCTGCGCATGCGCATGAATTGTTAAATAAGTATACATACGCACAGTTAGTTCGGATACTGACCCAGATACAGGCAATCGATAATGTCGAGCCATAGTTTGTAATTGACATTTCTTGTATTTGTAAGAGAGAAACCCAGAATGATCATTCACACTAGGAATCACAAAATCTGATTCAGAACATTTTACCTTCTTTCTAGATAATGTAGAAGTCTTCTCGAACATCACTCGAGTTCTCTCTTCTAATCGCATTGTAACCTCTTTCTTAATCTGAGAAGGAGTCATGCGATGCACCACAGCACCACTTGTAACCTCTTTCTTACTCCGAGAAGGTGTCGCGATATACATACTCGGAACCAGCCATGGAGGCGAACCTGCATCGACAACCACAATATTTTCAACTAAATCATTATCATCGTTCATTTTCAAGCGATTTGATTGTCTGTACTATATATACATACAATCGCTCTATGTTATGAGGTATTTATACACATACCATTTATTATTCTACACATGGTTCACGCATGCGATGCCATCGTATTCATATATTGACAGATGTAAGGTTCGCGCTCATTACACATATTTTACATAATATAATCATATTAATTTGCAAAATATACACAGCATAACACATAACATATCATATACATATATATAGAGAGAGATATCAAATCCTTAAAAGAATTGACTTAAAGGGAACCTCTGTATCTAATACATATACCCCAGAACCCCAGCGAATACCACAGCATCATGAACACAATTATCGACGGAACACAACCTATTAACGCATCACGCATCACATATCCTCCACTCAAGGTACTTGCCAACGGTGGAAAGATTGTAAATGTTCGAAACTCTGCAGCAAACAATGCATACAGAATGTCAACCCCCCTCATGCTTACATGGGGTGCCTCTGATTATGAAGGCAATGAGAAGTTTGAACTATCGTTACAGTTCCCTAACAGCGACAACAAGTCTGCTGCAACAAACACATTCCTTGAGAACATGAAGACATTTGAAGAGAAACTCAAGGCTGATGCAATCACTCACAGTAAGGAGTGGCTCGGTAAGGCTAAGATTAGTCCAGAAGTCCTCGACGCAATGTGGACACCAATGTTGAAGTATCCCAAGGACAAGGAGACAGGTGAGGCCGACCTTACTCGCGACCCTGTTCTACGCATCAAGTTCAATCAAATCAGAAACCAATATCAATGCAACATCTACGACGAAGGTGGCAATCCATTATGGCTACGCGACGAAGCCGAAAAGTATCCCGAGAAAACTCCCATGGAGTTCTTCAAGAAGGGCATGCACGTTGCATGCGTCATCGAATGCGGAGGCATTTGGGTCATGGCCAATGGCAAGTTAGGGGTCACATGGAGATTGATGCAAGCAGCTACACAAAAGCCTACTGACAATGTATTCAGTCAATGCATGATTAGCCTTAATGCCGACGACAAGAAGACCATGCAAAAGGCAGCCATCGCAGCAGCAGAAGATGAAGATGATGAAGACGACATGCCTGCAGAGCGTGCAACAGTAAGCACTGCAGTTGAAGAATCCGATGAAGAAGAGGAGGAGGAGGAAGAAGAGGAAGAGGAAGAGCCAGAACCAGAACCAGAGCCAGTCAAGCCTGTCAAGAAGAAGGTTGTTCGCGCAAAGAAGTAAATAAATAATTCAAAAAAATCATAAAAATAATCATTCAACAAAAATCATAAAAATATAGGGCACATATGTCCTATATTTTTATTTATAATTACCGCCTAGTAATACCTAACACTTTATACGTGATCCACGTGACTGTATAATATAATAATCCACCCCACAGCATATCCATAAAACCTGCATACATCATCTCGTAATCTGAAAATATTGCGTAATTCGTAAAATCGAATACGCCATATATACATAAACCTAGCAAAAATGCATCAGATGGTGACCTACGCTCGACAAGAATAAACTTATACAATGCAAAAACCATAAGAGTGTATGCACCTACTGCGCCTCCCACATTCATCTTTAACTCACTCCCCTGTATTTTTTTAACCATCTTACCAAATAGGGGACCACCTACATTAGATAGATATAACCCGTCTAGAGCCAGCATTGATACAGCAGAAACAACGACCTCCATATATATCACTATGTACATACTCAATATTATATCTTCATACAAACCGAACAGTCACGAAAATATCACCACGATCAATATTATTATACATATCCTTCTCATGAATGCGCAATATACCCTCGCCAATTACACGAATAACTTGAGTCGGGGTTAATGTCATAACACGGTGGTTCAACCGCACCGACTTCGTACTACTAGGAATAGTCACCAATGAACATTCATCATTAAATAACAAATCGCGTGAAAATATTACATCAGTTGAAATATGAAGATTGTTATTATCATCCACTCTACATGTTAATTCGTCTATATCAGGCTCACATAAAACCAAGATTTCTTGACCAGGACACGATTTGTCATCAAAATAGATTTCCTTATGCCATAACGGAACAAGATAGGTATGTCCATCCACGTTTAATTTAAATACATTGTCAAGAAACATATCATTTAATGTTGGACTTATACTATAGATACGCAAATCATCAAACTTTGACTGTATTACATCACGGATACTGTCAAGAATATCACTAGAGATGTACAAAGTATCTCGATATGTAGACAAAAAATGATAAATCGACATGGATGTCTCACGGTCAATATTCTCAAACATACTTATAGACACCTCTTGGTAATTACTTACTATTTCGATGATTTTCTTGTGAAGAACACTACTATGAACATACTTCTTTTTAGATTTTTCATTTTCATTTACACTCATTACACTATTGACAAACTGAGATAATATATCAAAATAACTATTAGAACGTATATCTTCGTTACTCGTACATTCTTCTGACAATGATACTACCGTTCGGACAATATCGTAGGCATTCGATAACTCATGAAACGCAATAGTTGATTCCTCAGAATTACCATTCTTATCTGGATGATGTTTGAGTGCCATTCGGCGATATTGACGAACCACCATGACAGAACTCAAACTTTTAATATCATAGTCATTCAATCCAAGAACTTGTAAGGCATCAGATACACTCATATCTTTAGACGCATTTTCAAATGACATTACATGCAATAAGTCAACGTGTTTATATCTTTTATGTCACATAGGTTCAACTGTGTATTTGGGATTGGTGGGAAACAGCCATATTTTCAGGAATATAAGATTTTTCACTAGGTTTTTCAGTATCTAATTTGGGACAATCTTGTATAATAGTCATGAGCTTATATAAGTACGATTCAACATGGTATATTGGACGGTAATTATTATTATACAACTTGAAAAACTCAAAGGTATTCTCCACACAAACATCTATATTTTCATTGGTAATGGCTCCTGATGTTATCAATGTAGAGAGAACATGCCATATACACAAGTGAATATTTGTATCATATACAAACAGATCGTATATACATTCTCGTAACTCAGAAAACACTATGTTATCAATCCCGCCACTCACTATACTAATAATATTATGAACTATGATTTCATAGACCTCTACTTGTTCATGAGAATGAGGAGAGTAGAGAGACTTTAGATTTACTGTCCGAGATATGCAACCATCTGTTATACTCATATTGCATTTGCGAACATGTTTTTTTACACTAACTACCCGTGGTTTTGGAACAGGCACTATCTCACAACATTGAATTATATTATCAGGAAGAAAACTTACACTCTCGCTAATAAATATATACCGCACTTGAATAGGACTTAATACACAATTGTTTTGCATATAACTGTACATTGTCTCCATCAAATCATGGTCTACTAAATGCATATTCTTGCATAATATAATACCCGTCTTATGTGATGTACCTCCTATAATATCTGTAATGTGGTTATAGATATCATGCCATAAAGTCTTGGCATTGCATCCCAAGAGAGACATATCAACCTCGTAATGAATGTCACTCATCTTACACACATACTGGTTTTTACCATTACTATAAGGAATTATCGTTTTTTTCTCATATTTTAAACTGCTAACACTATAACGAGATATAATGTTTAGAGCCTGTGTATATTTTCCTACGCCTGGAGAACCATACAAAATTATGTTTTTAAGTAATGATAACTCTTCAGGAAAACTATCGATCTTTACCTTAAGTCTAGGATGAAAATTATGGACAGAACTTGTCAACACATATTCTTCAAAACGTGTTTCGAAAAACTTCATTCTAAACTGTAATAGTATACTATACACTATATTCTTTACGTTATTTCATATCACAACATGAAATAACTTATTACATATAACAAATATCGACCTATGACATACATACACAACTATACCGATATAAATACATTACGACTGTAAAATATAGAGAACCGTCAATAATATAAAAATACAATATAACTATGATTGCATCATTTGACATACAGCGATTTAGACCAGACAATATATACATGGGGAAACCTATCAAGAACAAAATAATGGCAGGAGGGATGTTTTCACGTATCATATACTCATCAGATTCAATTAGCATGAATGGAGTATATATTACATTCGAATTATCAGGACAAATATGTGAAATATTTCCTTCTAAATTCAAAATACAATTTGCACCACTTCCGAATAGCACTTCAGGACAGTCTAAACTGTATAATACATCATTAGAAACTACCAAAAATATAATCAAATCACTATGTGAAATAGAACATAGTATTCTTGCAAACATATCAATGCCTGGAAAAACACCACTTTACAAACTACGTGACCAACTTATACAAAATAACTTCAAATTCTTCTGGATGAATGATAATATTACAAACTTATCGACTACAAGCAATCCAGCCAAACCCAAAGACACTGCAGGAAACTTTCAGAATGCACGATTTATACTGAAAATATCAGGATGTTGGACAACACCTACCTCATACGGAATTACATACAAGTTCTCACGGGTAAATTGTTAAAACAAGAATAGAATACTAAAGAGCACTTATTGAAAATTATCTATCTTAGAAACAAACCCATCAGTTGGATAAATCTCCAATATTATGTAAATTGTTACCAATATTACAGAAGACAATATACTTAATAAGTATAATGCAGCACCCTCCTTACTACTAATAACATCTGATAACTTACTCACATTAGTCTGATTATTTCTGTTAGCTATTACAAGAATTAACATAAGTAGTATATTATTTAGTTTTATCATATTAGAAAATGAACTACTCACTTGACCTGAAGAAATCTTATCAAAATTCTTGATTATCATAGTTACAAGAATCCAGATAAGTATCATTATCATAATAAATGGACCCAACGACACTATTCCAGATACATTTATTGGTTCCGTTGTACTCTGCATTAGCAAAATAACAAAAACCATTATACCTACAAATATAAATCCATAACCAGTCAGTGTACCGATCAACCTATTTTTTGTCATATCTCCAAAACATGCCAATAGAATAAAAAAACCAGGAATCTGTAAGGCTCTAGGAGCATATTCAAATACGTCTCTCTTTGACATAATATACAGTATGTACACATAAATATTATGTTACATGATTGTATAAGTGACTATGTATTCAACAAATAATCACCCTATTATACCATCCCCACCCACCACTATAAGAGATGTAACTGATGCTAATGTAGACACGTTTATCGCAAACATATCTACAGAAGACAGAAACATTAACAAATACCCCCATGCAAGTTCATTTACAGTAGAATTGCCACAAGAATACACCAACGTAACTGCAATTAACTTACACGACTCTTTTATACCAGATGTTACCATAGACTTCACATTGGAAAAAAATAATGTAGATCTTGTATTTAGATTCATAGATATTGCAGATATTCCACAAACGCATACTGAAATTATCATATATGTTGCCATAAAACAGCATATAGCAAACAACAACTACTTTAGAATACGCATATCCGATGGTTCATACACGCAAGAACAACTCATGATAGAGGTTCAAAACAGAATGAACCAAATAATCACGGATTTCATCTTAAACTACTACAGTGAACAAACACCATACACTTACACATGGGGAGATTATATCTACTCAGAAACCACCCAAACTACCACAGATGGTCATAGGTTGATGCTACATCCAGCATATGCTACATATCAAGAAGCTGTAGACGCATGCAATGCCATTGCTGGAGAGATACTCCCTCTAATAAACATGAATGACATAAACACATTTGCACACACGTATGGTCACGCCAGTATGCCACCACCATTATTAGCAATACCCACAGTATCTAGCATGACTGACCTTGCGCAAAATGTAGAAACATATGATAACATACAACAAGCAATCACCGACACATACTACGATTACGTAAAGACCCTACTTGACGCTCAAGGAGGATACAACTCTTTCAAACTATTTTACAACAAACCACAAAAAAAATGCGTTATCGGAAACAACATATCGTCTTTCGAAATTAGCACAGACTTTGATAACTACTATTCTGAAAATGCACTTAATGTTGCCAACAACAGACATGGTGACGTATCTTCATGCACATCAACATGCAAGAACACATCAACACACACTAACTACATTAATTGGGGACTTCCTACATACATGGGCTTTAGTGGAAATGAAACCATTAAAACATACACAGACACACTCCCTACATTCTACTACTATAACAAGGATACAGAACCAAATATGTACAACCCATTTCAACACGCTACCACCACAGGATTTGCAACATCACCTATATACATACTCACACCATGTAACCAACTCAACATCAAGAGAGATGTATACTATTATATGGAAATAGACGGTATCAATATGGTCGATGAACTGTTGCCACACAAAAATAACGCATATACTGTCACTAACGGTAATACTAATGGCATCATTAACTCCTTCTTCGCAAAAAGACTCATTTTTACATTACCAAGAGGTAACAAATACGAAGAGGGACCAGGAGAAGCAAAAACATTCACGCCTCCTCTCAGACGCATGAACAAGGTAAGCATACGCATTCGGTACCACGACGGAAGCGAACCCAACTTTGGGAATACACCCTTTGAACTTACGCTCAAAATAGTATGCCAGAAAAATCAACTCAATCGCTCATCAAACCCTGGGTTCGCTGCACCCGCTTAATATACTTACTATCAATCACAACATGTATGACGCGAATCGCGACACATATGTTGAACACACTACTTCTTACTTACTTCTTTACACGACGACGGGTCTTCGCCTTTCTACTGGATTTACGTGCGCGACGCGTACGCTTTGACTTCCTTTTGGTTTTACGCACGCGACGCGCTTTGCGGGTGCGTTTGGATTTATGAGGAATGCGCTTGCGACGCGTACCGCCACCAGCGTTCGGGTTGACATTGCTATCAAGTTTGCTCCTCGCAGAACTTTTCCCCCTCAAAAATTCTTTCTTTTCGGCGTCATATTCAGCTGAAGTAGTCACCTCAGTCATCTTATTAACAGTATTAACAGGTTTCGGGGAACCTTTCACCTTTCCCAGGTTGCTTTCGACAAAATTTCCATCACTCGTCGGGCCTTCTAATACCAACATCGGGTGTTTCACTGCATCACCGGGGTGTCCATCTTCTCCATCTCCATCTTCATCTTCACCACCCCCGCAATCATCGTATGTGTACCCCTTAAGTATTCTAATTTTCACCCCGTCACTATCGCGACATGTCATCAGCATAACTACCCCCTTATCTTTACATGTCAACATGGCGGCTGGGAGTTTACCTTTGTAAAGACCAAAGTGTGCAAGCAATACACTATCAGCGAAAGCCAACTGGTCATTAGTACCATGTATTATCCTATCGAACGTACGAACAGTCTCATTTGATTTTAAAAGAGTTACTATTGAACCTGATGTCGCTTCAGAATTTGACAAGTCGGAGCAATATATAACATCATTCTGCGATTGTGCCGCCACGTCAGCGCCCAATAACATTAGAAAATGAATGCCGTAGTCGCCCCACCATTTTGCCATAATATTTCTAATGAATATGTTAAAATAGTTGTGTACGTTGTCTCTGTCTATTTTGTCAGGTCCATCGCTATATGCACGCAAATTAGGCATCCATACAAAATGTGCGGCATTGAAAAGAGTAAGCGCGCCTCCAGCAAATATAACATCCCCCTCAGCGGACTTTTTCAAATATTCTAGGTGGTTACTTCCCGTTCCAATGGTGTTTCCGTGTACATCCAAAATATTCATGGTAGTACGTATATCTATTCCAGTTGTTTCAGCTGTTTGACTATCCTGTTCATTACCCTCAGCATCTGTAAAGATAACCTCTTGTATTATTTGTACAGACCCATCACACATATCGTATTGCACATATGCAAGACAAATAAGACCAGTCTTTGCACCAGTGATTGAGATACCTGCATCATGACTTGCATGCAGCGAATATATAGGGGGTATAGGGTTTCCGTCTCTAGATATATCCTCAGTTCTAACCCCCATTGAGTTTTTTACAAGTTCACGTGCGGCACATGCGGTGGTTGTATCCGCTATCATCGTATCCTCGTCCACACTGGCGATTTTGACTCCGTTTGCTTGAAGATACTGGACAGTCTGTAACATCGAGGCCTTTTCCGTATGTCCTGTAGTGGCTTTTGCTAACATGCGTTCAGCCGTCGTATACTTCTCTAATGCATCTAAGTCTAAAGTCGTGCATTTATTAGATGTACTAGCACCAGCAGACGCTTTACTGTCTGAGATGGTTCTATCAAGTTCTTCAATTAACTTATCCGCACACACTGTCATCATGGCATTAACATTATCCTGATTACGTTGAGTCAGTTTGGTTCTAGTTATGTCATTGTCATGTCGGTGATCATTATTTGCTCTAGTAACCATAAGTTTGACAGTTCCTTCAAGTTTTATTTCATTCAAAAGGCGAGCGTCTTGAGTTAATTGAAAAGTGGAAAGTTCTTGCCACACCTGCTTTAGTTGTTCCGGATTGAATACACTGCTTGCACTGACAACGCGTTCGATACGAGAAAAATCTTCGTTGCGAATAAGCCACAATAATCGTTGAGACATGCGGTTTGTATTAATATCGATAGTATCCTTACCTAACATGTCATGTGTTACTTGAGAATTCACAGGTCGTTGTGCATTTGTTGTATCAATGTATCTGGTTAATGCAATGTATAACTTAGACTCATTAAGCTTATCACTAGAATAAGCATCGCGTCCCCATAAACGAAACTCACGGACTTGTGCATGGTCAAAATCCGAGAACATATCATTCAAAAAACCATATAACGTCCGACATATATCGTCGCGTGAGTTACGAACAGCATTCCAGTATTCTTTTCTAAATGTGGCATTTCCGTCTTTGAGACGTTTTTTCTTTTCTGCGTCAATCTCAAAGTAAGCAGAAGCAGCACTCATCTTATTCATTTCAGTGATGTAGTCGGATTCATTCATTTTTTTTTGAATAATTTCCAAAAAGGTATCTTCTAATAATGTGTATATGTCGTTATCCTTCACTTCTTTAATAGGAGAACTGGGTGCTCCCCTAAGTGATTCTGATTCTGAATATTCTGTATCTGAATATGATGTTGCGTATGAGAATTCAGACACACCTGACTCTAATACCCTTTTTTTTTTGGCATTAAACTCAACGTTATCGCTGAAAAGATTGTCTAAAAGCACCTCAACTGTTGATTGTTCTCCATACCAAATCACATTTACATTACCATTAGCCATTATATCTCCATTAGACTGTCCATATTTGCGATTATAGTCTTCTTTTATTATCCAAACCTTAAATGGCTGGAGTTGACCCTTAACAGGCGTACTCATCCTTCTCTTTACAGTACCCCCCGATAATAATCCCCAACCCCTCCCGCCTAAACCTCAATCGGGTTCGAAACCACCTCACCTTCCGCCGCATTGCGTGCAGTGGCCGCGTCGAACGGCTCGCCCCGTCCGCATTCTGTGCAACACTCGCATTCCAGTGCGCAAAACACGCAGCACAGTGCGAAGAATATTATAACGCTTACTCCAATTGTTGATGTGTCCATTATTACAATTATACGTCTTCTTTTTACATTCATTACACATTCATTACACATTCATTACATATTCATTACCGTTCCATTACTGCCTTACGATCCAATACGATACCCTTGCATACCTTACTTGTGATACGAGCCTCTACATCCAAATCATTCACCCTCATAATATCGGTAACTAATCTGTGGTACTGCTCACGTCGAG